AAGATAATGTTGCCTCTAACCCCTCCACAATTACACTCTTAAGATAGAAAACAAACTGAAATAAACTAAACAAGTCGAAACAAGGAAAGAGAGAAAGGAACAGCAAGCAGTAAGCAGAAGAATAGAATGAAGAGCAGTCTGCCTAGAATTGAAGCATTGATGGACTGTTAAAAAGAGAAAGACTTTTATGTTTAAAACAGTCACGGTTTCAGGGAGAGAGGTTGGAATTTGAGGTGCCACACTAAATCACTGCAAACAGTAGAACAAACTAAATATGTAAACAAAACACAGCAATGTAACACACAGATAAAGAAGAGGGAAAGAAAATCAAGCTACAATGTTGACATCCAGAGCATTTCCGACAATCATGCTTGAGTTTTGCATGGCCGAGGTCTTTCCAAGGAAGCTCTGATGTAGCATGTGCTCCATGGGGACAACTTCCTGCTGGTCATATCTTGGATATGCAGCCTTGTAGACACGAAAGAGGCTGGCAATTGCAGCTGCACAGATGTTGTTCTTTCTTGTTTCAAAGTTGGTGATGTTTCTCAATGATGCACATCCATTTTCAGCCAAATCTGGATTGTGAGCTGGAACAATGCCAAAACAAGATACCATGTCATTGTTGATCCTGGATGAGGTGAGGACTGCTGGGTGCATGTGTATGCGGTCTGCAAAGTTGTCCTTGGATATTATGTTCAAAAGTCCTTTGCCCCACTTGAACTTCACTCCTGAAAGAGTTTCCAGCATTTTGGCTTTACCGACAAACTTTTGGCCTAAGCCATTTAGAAATTTCGACAGTGCTGGAAACTCGTTCACTGAACATCCTGATTTCCACACCCAGTAGAAAGATGAAAAGATGACATCAATGTTTGACCCTTGTTGAATGAAGCCACCTGTGTTGTTGCTGTTCATGGCTTGTCTTTCAACCTTGAATGCTTCAAGCATTGTCAGGATGTCAGAAATTGCCTTCTTGACATCGTCATCTTTTTCAGTAGCATGCTCATTCTTCATGTCGTGTTCAAATCTTTTGATGTCATCCTCTGTTATCAGGTTATTTTGGAGTGCATTCATGATGGCAGTGGAGCTCAGGAGCAATTTTTTGTCTCCTTTGTTTCTCTTGTTCCAAGAGCCCCAAGGAACTTCACCTAGGATACTTTCAGTTCCTAAAATCAGAGATGCCATGTATTCACCATTGCGTCTGCTCTGTTCTTTATTTCGGTTGCTTCCAAAGACCAAGTTCTGCCTGTTCCTCATGTCTGTCAGCATCTCCTGGATCTCTGTTATGTAGTCCATGGGGACTTTCCACTGTGCAGCTGTTGCACCTTGAAGAACGGCAAACCCAATGTCTCCAGGGAGACCTGTTTCACTTCTGAATCGGACAGCAGATTTGATGTAGCCTTTCACTTGATCCAGGTCTGGCAACTGAGCCTTCAAACGGTCATAACTGGCATCCCAGAGCTTAACCTCAGTTGTTTGTGAATTCTGCTGAAACCAGTCAATTGCTGTCTCCACATAGCTTCGGTTTACCAGCCATCCACCATACTTCACGGGTGCGGCATGCTTTGTCACTTGAACAACTGCTTGAGCAAGAATAGCATCTCTCTGCTGATCAGCATGGCTGTTTCCTTGGATTTTTTGAGCCTCATCAATAAATGTTCCCACATCGAACATACCATTGCTGAAGCTTTCGAAATTAGTGAAATTGCTGTTAATGTTAGCATGTTTGGCCTTGAATCCAGACCACCAAGTATTCCAATCGCCAATACCTTTAAAATCCAGAGCATAGTTCTGATAGCGCATGCGAGTTGCCATCTCAAAGAGTGCTTTCCACACCTTCTTACAACAACAGGAATGTTACTGTGTTATGGAGGGGTTTGGCACGTTTTTCTTTGAGAGAG